ACGAACTTTACAGCGACGACGAAACTGGAATCATTAAAAAAGCTCCAGCTCGCCTAGCAAAAGCTCGTATGCATACACGCGAACAGTTCGCTGCCGACTTGTTAAACTACGGTTTCACATACGGTGGTGGTGGTGAAACACTGTTCAACGGTGGAGATGGCCAAGCGCTATTCTCAACCTCTCACCCTCGTAAAGATGGTGGAGCCGTTCAAAGCAACTACACAACTGCTTCTTTGTCTGAAGACTCACTTGAAGCTGGTATGCTCGCTATGCGACGTACAGTTGACCAACGTGGTGAAAAGGTAGCCGTTCGCGCGACTGACCTGATCGTTCCACCTGAACTCGAAAAAGAAGCACGTATCTTGCTCGATAGCCAACTTCGTACTGGTACAGCAAACAACGACATCAACCCTTACAAGGGACGATTGAACATTGTTGTCTGGGACTACCTCGCAAGCACAACTGCTTGGTTCCTAGTTGACCGCACACAAAACCCACTTCGCTGGTTCAACCGAGACTACCGTGGTCTTGAAGGCCCAGAGTACGACTTCGACACGAAGAGTGCTAAGTGGTCAGTAGTTGACCGTTTCACAGTTGGATTCTCTGACTGGCGCGGAATCTACGGTTCAAAGGGCGATAACTCTTAATTGAGTCCCCAATGACGCAAATGATTTGGGGAGCTTCGGCTCCCCTTTTCTCTCAAATTAAGTAATATATAGAAAGGCTATCATGCCATTCCTCAAAAATCAAACAATCCGTCCTACTCGAATCACCATTGGTGCTAACGGTGCAAACGGAAAGAAAAGCCTAATCTCAGCAGCTCTATCAAGTGTTGACCTAGGTGTCCCTGCGGCTGGTGCTGTAGCGACTATCACAGCAGCTACCGCTGCTAACGCATCTACTACTGTTACTGTAACGCCTAACCTCGTTCTTCCTACCCCTCGCAACATTACTATTACTTCTACCGGTACTGCCGCTGACGTAAAAGCTGCTGGTGTAGTTGTAACAGGTAAAACGCTTGAAGGTAAAGTTCTCACAGAGACTCTTACCCCTACAGTTGATACACTTGGTACAGTTGTTGGAACTAAAATCTTCCACACCGTAACAAGCGTTGCTTTCCCTGCACAAGATGGTGCTGGTGTATTGTTCTCAGTAGGTGTAGGTGACCGTTTCGGTATCGGAACTCGCAACCTCTCAGTTACTCAGGTACGTCTTGTTAAAAAGCTTGTTTCAACCGGTGTCGAATCTCTTGTAACCCCAGCATCAAGTAACTTTAGCACAACTGTTCTTGAAGACAACTATGTTACTCTAGACGTTACAGCTAACGGTTTGAACCAGTACTACTTGTACGCATTCAACTACAACTGGCAACTTAACCCAACCAACGACAACCCTAACTACGGATTCTAATAATGGCTATTCACTCTAATAACTACTGGGCCAAGGCTATTGCTAACGGTGCAGCAAATGTTACCAAGAGTACTAACGAATGGTTACGAATCAAAGCTGGCGGTACAACCGTAAAGTCCACTAATGAGTGGCTACGGATATTAGCAGTTGGCACAGGTGTCCACACGAACAACTACTGGTTGAAGAAAATATCAGGATTAGATATAACAGAGCCTACTAAGACTCACTCGGACAATTATTACCTCGAGTATATCAAAACTAATAACTTACTTCCATAAAGTACTTGACAAATAATAACCCATAATATAGAATAGGTAATAGATGGCATCACTCCCTTACGTTTGTCACCCAGGATACGGGCGAATAGCCCCATCAGAGGCCGAACAATACATTGACGCAGCAACCCTTGCCGCTCTTTATGGGTTAGAACCTGACGAATACGAGGTTGGGATTGAATACTCTCCAAATGAGATTCATCTCAATCCTCGTGTCGACGGGAAATACATCGATATAAAAAAAGAATTGGGCGATAACCCTCAGAATGAGAAGCTGGATTATCCAGTTAACTATAAGAAATATCGTCAAGAAAGATACGAAAATATTATATGATCCTTACAGTAGTGGTCCCGCGTCTCCAACGAGCACAGTGGGAAAGAATAGATGAAGAATTAAAAGATATCGAATACGAAATCATTCCGTTAAAAGATGAGGCTAAAGCACTAGAGGTTGCATCTGGTGCTTTTATTGTGTTCTTAGAGGAAGACTCGGGCTTTGCTCCAGGTAGCCTGCGTAGTTCGCTACAGGTATTCCTTGATCGACCGTCATATCGCAAGCTTGCAATGGTAGCAACACCAGTAGACTACGATGCCCTAGAGGGACGTTATGGTTATAGCTACGAAGGGGTGCTTGCATTAGATACGATTATGGATAACGAAGAAGAATCGTATCCAGTATCAATTGCACACTTTTATGGCTCAGTCATAAGGGTCAGCGCACTCAAGAAGTACCTAGTTAATCTCAAAAGAGAGACTATGTTTAAAACTGTGTTAATTTCTGATAAATTTTGGTCAAATGGGTTGCGTATCGAGTTGAACCCCGGAAGCACCTATTTTCCCCCAGCGACAGTTAAACCTACGCCAGAAGGCGCTTATAGGATCAAGGCGAACTCAGAATCGCTAAAGGTATGGAACCGAGAGTTTATACTTTAACCCTAGACCCTTGAACAAAACACTTCTACTCCCTATACTGGGAGTAGATTTAATATAAGAAAGAAAAATAAAGCTCATGGCAGCAACATTTGAATTTAACGAAGATAACGGTACGCAAACCGGTTCACCCCTAAAAGGTACAACCCGTACGACCGCTGTCACCCAGGTGAACTGGAAGAACATCGATGATGTTGCTACGGCTTACACTGCTAGTCCTATCACCGCCGGAGCAAACAGCTTCTCTAAATATACATTCGGTAAGTTTACCGGTACATTCAACTCAGTAGGTTCTGGACTCTTTGCTCACACCGCTGGTACACTCGGTACTGGTCTTACGCTTAAGAGTGCCGTAACTACTACCTATGCAACTCCTACGACTACTGCCGTAGCTGCATTCTCAACAGACATTACAACCGCTATTGCGATTACATCTGGTGCAACTGTTCTGTTCTCAACTGTCGGCCCAGAAGGCGCTTCACCTACAACCTCTATCGCCACTGCTGGTTATTCACAATACCTTGGTACTCAACTCCAGACAACTGGTTCTGCCGCTGCTGGTGATATCGGATCAATTACTTTAACACTAAGGTACAATGAGAACTAATATGGCTACTGTAAAACTATACAATGTTAAAGAAAGTAAACTCGTAGATTACGAAGTTATTTCTGAAAACGGCGAGATTATCGCAACCCACAAAGATTCATTTATTAAGTTCCCTGGTGGACTTACTGCTAAACAGTTCAAGAAGCTTGTAGACGAGCACAATAAAGTGAACGCTGATCAAGTTCCTATTTCTGAAAAAGAATTAAAAGAACAAGAAGATATTGAGGCTAAAAACCTTGCGCTTCTTAAGTCATTAGAATAATGCCCACGTACGTTCCTGCGGGATCATAAATTACAAACGCGAATACAATCGCAGAAAGACAATACAATGTCAACTACCACTCAATCACTTAAATACCTTTGGACCGCCGTCTTTGATGACGGGCGCGTTATTGAACAGCCAGCCGACGATAGGTACTCAAAACATTTAGATACAGCCGAATGGAATCCATCGGCTTTTCGTGATGTCCTAGACTATTCAGAAGAGCATAATTTAGCTACGTTTGTGTTAAAGGATGTAACTGATGGCTATGCTGAATATGGGATTGATTTAGGAGATGGCATGTTCTGGACGTGGAATCCAGAAGGATCACTTGAGTTTAGTCTTGAAGACGAACCACTTACTGAACGCAAGATTATTTTCTTCCGTGAAATGTACCAGCAACAGGAACTCGGTAAAGAAGCCGGAGAACCTTTTGTTAATAGGTATGTTATTGGATATGAGGGTAAAGATTCTAAAGGCAAAGTACAAAAGAAAGTAATTTATATCAATGGCTAATATTAGTAACCTCGGATCAAGCTTCGTAGTAACGGCACCAAGTCCAGCAACATCTGGTACTTCTTTAATTGTAACAGCTGCCACGGGTGCGGATTTCCCCGCTGCTCCTTTTTATGCAACGCTAACACCCGCCGGCAGCCTGTCCACTAAAGGTACTTCTGAGATCGTTTTAGTTACGGCTAAAGCTACTGATACATTTACTATTACACGCGCACAGAAAAGCACTACTGCTAAAAGTGTTGCTGCGGGTTGGATTATAACTAATGGTATCTATACTGAAGATCTTCTATCTACCTATACGTTAGGTGAAGTTCCAACTGGTCTAGTAAACTCATCGAACACTGTTTATACAACTTCTCAACCGTTCACATCGATTGAGGTTTTTAAGAACGGCCTTCGTATGAAGGGCGGTGGTGCAGACTATACTGTCACAAATAATACAACAATCACATTTACGAGTGCACCTAGTACTGGTCAAATCCTGTTAGTAAACTACATCATGGGGAACCAAATGATGATCGTTGGTTCAAACTCAATTATTACAGATGAGACCCCAACTGGTTTAGTAAACTCAGCTAATACCGTATTTACAACGTCGCAACCATACGTTGGTAGCTCCCTCCAGGTGTTTATTAACGGTATCAAGCAAAAAAGAGTAACTCACTATACTGAAACAAGCCCAGGCACGGGATCATTCACGATGAGCGATGCGCCACTTACGGGTGATGATATTATGGTTTCTTATCAGTTTGCCACCGGCGCTACAGCTAACGCCGATACAGTGGATGGGATTAATGCTAACTCCAGCCCCGCCGCTAATACGCTCTTCCCTCTAGACTCGAGTGCTAGGACTATAATAGCTAATCTAGGCAAACAAAATAGTACTACTAATACTACTATTAACGCCCGTGTAGAGACTGGGTGGGGTTTTGTGCTAGGAACGGGCGCAACGTTCGCCAACAAATCGGTAACGTTCAGCACCGCCTTCACAAGTCCACCGATTGTATTAATTTCGTGTATCGGTTATAAGGATACAACCGACCCTACCGCTGTTAGCGACTTTGGAAACTGGGAAAATCCAAACGTGAATGGAACGGTGATTACAACCACCACATTCACCGCGGCTGTCGGTACTATAGATGGTACTAATATAGCATCTACCCGACGCGTTGGTTACGCGTGGATAGCGATAGGAGTATAATATGGTAAAACAAAGAATAACAGACAGACAAATAAACACCCCGATTGCCTTTAGTGCTTACAGGGCTGCCGCTCAAAACACCGGAGCCGCTGTATGGGCTAAGGTGGCTTTTGATACCGAAGAATACGATATTGGTAGTAATTTTGCCTCAGGTACGTTTACAGCCCCGGTAACTGGAGTCTACTTCTTCAGTGGTAGCGTGTCCCATAACTCAACACTTACAACCTTCCTTGCTGCTTTTTACAAAAATGGAGTTGAATATAAACGAGGAAACAAATTAGGTAGTTCGGGCCAGGCTAGCTCAACGCCGACATCTAGTATGTTACTTACCGCTGGTGATACCGTAGAATTATGGTGTTACTCAAACAGTGCCGTGGCTATGGAGGTTGGTATCTCAACTACGTTCTTTAATGGGTTCTTAAAGGGTACTACATAATGGCTGAAACAAAAATCACAGCTGATGATATGCTCAGCGGACAAATTCGATTACGACAAGGTGGAGACGCTAATGATTTTAGCGTTCCTGGTAGTACTAATTATGCAGAAGAAAAGACTGATATGATGAAGCAAATTGGTGTTGCTATTTCTACTGCTTTCTCTGTGACTAATATCACATTTGCCTTACCCTTTTCTCAGAAACCCCATGTTATGCTCACCGTCCTAGGTGCTGGCATCGCCACTCCCCAAATGGTTAGTGTCTCTACTACTGGATTCTCATTTCAAGCAGCTAATATTTTAGGTGCTCTAATAGGCTCTACTAGTGTAAACTGGTCAGCAGAAGGTAGACGCTAAGTCGTCTAAGATAGGACGATATGGCTTTATTAGATAGTTACGACACAGGAGCTACGTCTGCATGGAATGCAGTTTACAGTGGTGCCCCAGCGGCATTCCAAACGTTCTCTGTAGTAGGTACTTATAATTTATCCAGTGCCAAGTTTTATATAAATAAACTTGGATCACCTACGGGTAATGCAAATTATAAAGTATACGCAATAACGGGCACTCCTGGGTCTTCAGCAGTCCCTACCGGATCGGCGTTAGCCACCTCGGATAACCTTAATGTTGCCACCCTTACAACTAGTTACGTACTTACTGAACTTCAGTTCAGCGGGGCTAACTCTATCGTATTAAACACAGGGAACTATGCACTAACCGTCGAGTATAGTGGCGGCGATACATTAAACTACGTAGGTCCAGGCTACAACTCTACTAGTACAGACGCCGGCGCTAACGGTGGAGTATATTTTAGTGGAGCATGGAATGCATTCGCTGGTGATGATTTGCCGTTTTACGTTTACGGTCTCGAACCCCTGCAAAATTCGCGAGATATTGTGGGTAAAGCGTATATTGCTTCGGCTGCCCCCTCTTCGATGCCAGTCCAGGGTATTGTCGGTGGGTGGGGCTCGTCTACTATCGGTGGACAGTCTGCCGGCGAAGTCCTGCGTCCGCTCACACTTACGGTAGACAGAGTGATTACTGGTAACGCCAGGGTTAGCACACTTACAAGTCGTACTATTGTTGGTAATGCTAGAATCACAGCCGTAACCACGAAGACAATAACGGGTAATGCGAGGATAACCAATGTGGTTACGCGCACTATTGTAGGTAATGCTCGTATCACCGTCACCGTAGATAGAACTATCACCGGTAACGCACGGATTCAAACCGTCGTAGATAGAACTATTGCTGGTAACTCACGAATTACCAAATCTGTTGATCAAACTATCACAGGTAATGCGCGTATTACCGTTACCACTGACCGCACTATCACGGGTAATGCTAGAATTAGTATTGTCACAGATCGTACTATTGCAGGTAATGCACGTATCACATCTGTTGTAGATAGAACAATTAGTGGTAATGCTAATATTATATCTGCGATTATGACAACCGATCGTACTATTACAGGTAATGCACGTATTGCAGTTGTAACTACTCGTACTATCACGGGTAACGCATCTATTCTAAAAACAGTTGATCGCACAATAAGTGGTAATGCTAGAATTCAAACAGTTGTCAGTCGTACTATTTCGGGTAACGCGAGAATTTCTGTTCTCGTAAGTAAAACTATTACCGGTAATGCGCGTATTACCCAGGTAGTTGATCGCACTATTAATGGTAATGCATCTATCCGGTTAACTGTCGATAGGACTATTACGGGTAACGCGCGAATCCAGGTTACGACTACCCGGACAATTACTGGTAACGCCAGAATCCAGTTCACTACTGATAGAACAATAGCGGGTAACGCTCGTATTGCTAGCTTCTCAACAAGAACTATTGTCGGTAATGCGCGTGTTGTAATCACTACTACGCAGATAATTACTGGTAATGCAACCGTTACTAAGTATGTCGATCCAGAACAACCACAACTTAACACCTCTCAGGAAAAAGTTTTTGCGAATATAATCATAGATAGGGTAGATATACAGATTTCAAGCGAAAAGCCAAAATTCTCATCTCCCGAGTATAAATCTGACATAGGATTGATATCTAACGACAAGCCGACATTTAGGTAGACCATTGTATTAAAGTGATGAAAGTTATTAAATAGGTGTAATATGAAAATTAGTATAAACAATCCTTCAACGGAAAAACTAGAGAATAGCTTTCTCACAACTGCCCTTCAGCCGGCAGCTACTGCTATAAAAGTCCGTAATAACCAAGGATTTGTGAATAACCGAAAAGTAATGATTGGCTTCCCCGGTTATGAACGCACTGAAATTGTAACAATCAACGGTGCAGTAACGGCGGGCCAGAACTTAACTGTAACAGCAACCAAGTTTGCTCATGACACCGACGATCCTATCTTTGCGCTTAAGTGGGATCAAATGAAGATCTATCGATCTACCACCGGTATTGACGGCTCTTACTCACTTATTGCAACAGTAGACATTGATGTGGATAACAAAAATCTACTTACTATTTATGATGATGCCTCTGGTCTAACTTCTTATTTTTACAAAGCAAGCTTTTACGATAGCATTACTCCTGTTGAGTCTGACTACACTGATCCAATTGCTGGATCTGGATACCCGCTTGATTCTGTCGGCCGATTAGTTAATGATTTCTTCGAGAGTGTAAATGATACAACACAACAGAATATGACGATTAGCGAAGCACTCGCTACATTGAATGAAGTGAACAGTGACCTCATAACACAATCTCGTCGTCCGTTTAGGTTCCTGAAAACAAGCGCACTATTAAATACAACTGCCGGCAGTAATCGTATTGCTGTTCCTACTGATTTCTGGAAACTAGATCGAATTTCTTACAACTTCGTAGATAGTGGAGAGAGTCGAACTGACCTTTATCGCGTTCTCACGCTTACGGAGATGGAATACTTAGACTACAACAACCTTGCCGATCGCAGCGACGGCCTATTATATCTTGCTTACGATGATATCGAAGAAGAGATTGTTGTAATGCCTACACCATTAACATCACTTACCGGTAGAGTAACACTTTACTATTACAAGATGTTTGATGAAATCAGCACCATGTCTCAAACACTCGAAACACCAAATAACCGAATTTATAAAATGTATCTCTATGCTCGATACTACCGCAAGCGTGCTTTAAAAGAGCCTAGCTTTGTTGGTATTTCTGACCGATACATGAATGACTACACATCGGAAGTAGTTAAGTTGCAACGCGCTAACCGAATTGATGTTGGCTCACCTACTGGATTCCGACCAGACACAGGACACAGCCGCGGTTTGAGAAGGTTCTAGTATGGCTAATACTATGATCGCTGATGTTAGTGGTGGTATCCAAAGCGCTACTAACTGGAAACTTCGTCAATCTAAGGAACTTGAGGACGCTTTAAACACACGTCTTGGGAAGAAAATTGGCTCAGCCGTCCGTCGTGACGGTCATGTTGAATTTAAAGACACAGCCGGTACTGCCGCCTGGGCTTTTTATGAAGCAAAATTCAAAGAAGAAACTATCTGGTTCATGGCCGCTACTGTCAGTTCAAATACTGTCATTAAGGCTTATCGACCCGGTACTGATTCATTTGAAGATGTTATCACCGGATTACCGGCTAACTTGAATGTTCAATTTTACTTCCACTTAAACGAAGTTTACATGGCTGGTATAACAGATGCCGGAGTAAGAATTACACCTTACAACATCCGACTCGTATCAACAACTATTACAACTTCTACAACTCGAAACTTAATCGGCGCACCGAAAGCAGCTTATGTTGGTGGTCGCGGTGGCAAGCTTTACCTTATGAACGTAGAAACAACAGCGGTCTACCCTGATAGGATCTATGAATCTTCACCTCCAATGGGCGCGGTTACATATATCCAAGCAGCTCAAACACTATACTCTACTAACGGAACCACTTTAAATGCAAGCGATGCCGACAATACATCAGGTGCGGTTCGTCTAGACTCAGTTCGCTATATTAAATCAGGTATGGCAGTTGATATTTACGCCGCTGGTACTGCGACTAAGACTTACGATGCTACTATCGGTACTGTTAATAATGCAAAAGATACAGTGACTATTACCTTGTCGTCTATTAACGCAGTTACTGTTACGCTTGGCGTAGGTACAGTAGACACTTCTACAGAAATAATCACAGTTCCTAGTAACGCCTGGATGACAACTGGTACTCCTATTAGTTTCACAGCCGGAGCAGCCCCAGCCCCACTTGTTAGCGGTACAGTGTACTATGTCATTAACCTTTCAGCCACTACTATAAAACTTGCCACTACACTTGCGAATGCAAACGCAGGGACGGCCATCAACTTGACAACTACCGGTTCTGGTAGTGCATACTTCTCAGCTCGATACTCATTCGCTGATAACGATGAAGTATGGCTTGACGGACGCAAAACAGAACTTTCAGTTCTTTGGAACACAGACTATCGTACAGAACAAACAGCCGATTATCTACAGGTACCATCTGGTAGTGCTGCTGATACTGCGGTTGTTGGATGGGCTAATACTAATAACCGCCTAGACATCTTCACTAAGACTTCAATGCTGGATTATGACGGTGCTCAATTTAAACCAGTATTTGAAGATATCGGTCTTATTAACGCCAATGCGATGGTGAACACTCTTGAATGGCTAATATGGGTGGACGTAGATCTTAACGTGCACGCACGTGACTCTACAAGTGGTGCACATGAAGTTATATCTCGTGGTATCAAGGGCTTGTTTGCAAATGTTGATCCTGCTTACTACAAAAGTATTACTGTTGGAATGATTGATAATGTCTTGAAAATCAATGTTGGGGCTATCGACAGTGAATTCACTCGCTTTATTTACGACTTCGACCTTAACGCCTGGACACGCGATACGTACACACGCAACCTCAAGTTCACTATTAATAGTCGTATTAGTGGTAAGAACCGTATGTATGCGCTTACCGACACAATGACGATCTACCGTGAAGATGAAGGCAACACTGATGCTGGCGATATCATTCCTTTTATGATTCAATACGGTCAGCGTGACTACGGCACCTCATTCAAAAAGGCACTAAAAGGCTTCTTCGTTTCTGGTACTGGCGTCTCTGGAGCTAATGTTCAAATTGCTCGACCCCCTAAAGTTACTAAAGCAGAATTTACTACCGTTGGCCAACTGGAAGAACCTATTACAAAGATAGCGATTGGCGATACTAAAGACCTGAACGATTACAACTTCAACGTTAGGATTAGCCACGCATCTGATGGTGAAGCTCAAAGTATTGATCTGCTTGATATGCATTACGAACTACAGGAGACGACCTTCGGTGGATAGAAATGACCCATACGACTACACAAACTCCGGCTTTAATGGCTTCCTAAGCCGAAGAATACGACGACCTAACGCGGTGACGCTTCAGGGTCTGAGTAACGATACCCCTCGTAAAGAGATTGATTTTGATAAGACGTCAACTTCTGGTTCACTTGGGGATGTTATTAGTGTAACAGGAATTAAACTTGACGGTCCTAACCGACGTATTGCAATATCAGACGAGTTGGGAGTTGAAGTGGGTTGGATCGGTAATATCGGTGACTAAATACGGAATAGCCATAGCTCAGTCGGGAACGCCTATTGATAGGGCTTCTGACTATCAAAAGATTATAGACACAAGGTGGAAGACTGCCTCTATTATTGCTAGTATCCCATATCGCAACGAGGACTTAGAATATGGTCCAGAGTTTGTTAAGATATTTGATCATAATCTAGGCTACATCCCCGCTTTTGAAGCACCTTTCTACAACACAACATACGAATCACAGTCTAGTCTATCTGGTTCTTATTTATTTGTTGCAGATAGCACTTCTATTTGGTTTGTTAATGGAGTTCATAATTCTACACCATCAGCTTCTCCTACAGTTATAGATGGTGTGATTAATGTCTATGATGTGAATATAGAAGTTGATTTTACCTCTACTCGAAACGGACTCGTAGCTGCACCTCGATCTAGCGATAGGGGCGTGAAACTTATAGGTAATGGAAAGTACGCAGCACATGATGCTAACGATTCTGATCCATTAGGCTTCTCTCTATCGACGGACGCCAAAGGTATTGGTATAGCAGAAATTGGAACTGTGCACGCTCGTGGTGGTGATCCAGTTGGATTCACTGTATTAAATAGGGGTATTATCAGACATGACCTACCGTATCCTCCACTATTAAAATTAGTGGATAGTACTCCTTACGAAAACAACTTCTTAGTCCAGAACAAACCACCTAGTGCTACTGGTAAGTTTTATGGTCCAATGAGACTTCTTGGTTCATCTGGTGTACGAGTGGAACCAGGCCAGCTAGTTATAAGAACAGGTTATCCTGATGATGATCGTTATAGGTACATTATATTTCGTGACCCAGTGGATATTGCAGTATGATAGGTGCTAAGTTTTCAGAAGAAGGAAAGCCAGTGACAGAAGACAAAAATGTTGTCTTTACTACTGAGCATGATCAATTAAAGGTTAATATGGTTGCAAATCCAAAACATTTGTATCTTTTTAACCCATTACCTACGATGAATAATCTGACTGCAGGCTCTACTAATCAGCTTGTAAGCGAAGATCTTATTCCGCCTTTTAAACATAATATGCCTTTCCGTCCAGCTGTATGGTTGTATATGAGTGTTATCGACGCGCCAGCTGCTGGCAATACTTTTATTGGAACGTATACTACGGACTTCTATAGGCTTGGTCCAACTTTAATATATGCGTATGCGGATGACACGTATGTTTATATTAAGCACGATTATTATTACACATACCCACCATTGCCAGCCCCACCAGTCGACCCTATAACTGAGACTGGAGCAGATGAATACAAAATTAGGGCAAAGCTATTAGTGCTCAACTCTAGGTATGTTGGGCAAATCAGACGTGCTGCTCCGTAATAGACCCTTGCTATAACCTCTCTAATAAAGCATACTATCTAAAGAATAATAAAACCTCTGAAAGTGCAAATGAACAATGGCTGACTGGCTACAAAACTTGGGCGCAGATATTTTCAAAGGGCTAGGTTTAATCAAAGAAACCCCAAAGCCTACTACTGATATCTGGGGAAACAAACCCCTTACACCTAAAACCCCTATAGCGGCTCCTAACTATCAGATAGCCTCTTCTCCTTCTAATTCACTAGAACTACAATTGCTTCAGCAACAAATTGAAGCTATCCGTGCTCAGTCTGCCGCCACTCCTCGACTTCCTTTTCTAGACACCGCTTCTGCACGTGCAACGGCAACTTCTAAGGCTGGTAGTTCGGTGAACCCAGTTTATCAGGACAAATTGAATAACCAACTAGAACGCTACACATTACAGAGAACACAACAGACCGGTCAAGTAGACGCCGCTAAAGCAGCTTCTGATACCGACCTTCGATATACGCAGGAAGATATAGGAACTAATAGACTTCGTACTGATCAAGATGTTAATACTGCTATTGACCAGAGCCTTTATAATGAAGACCAATTCCAACAAACAGAAGGTAGCGAGTTTGATGTTAATAACCGTGCTGCTCGTACTGCACTTGCAGAAGCAGGATTAACTGAATCTGGGCTTGGGCAACAAGAGCTCGAACAAACCACGCTCGATCGTAATCGTGCAAGTAACAATCAACTCAAAGACTTTAGCGACGAACGTGCGACTCAGAACCTCTTCCGTACTCGTACGTTTGAAGATCTTGATGTTAAAGGTAATCGTGCTATTGAACTTAATGACACAACTAAGCAGGATCTCGATAGGCAACTCAATGACTTCATCTCAATGCAAGCACAAGATGAACGCGACTTCCGTCTTAATAACGAATCTGATCGCCAGGCCGCTCTATACGATGCTACAAATGATATTTACTCAACGGATGTACAAACATGGCTTGCTGGCCTTAAGGACCAAGGATGGCGTCCACAAGATATTGCTCTCGCAGCACAGGTATACGCATAATGGAACAACCTTTTATTGACGCAATAATCAAAGCAGCAAACACTCGGGCTAACCTGGGTGCTTCTCCTGCGCAGACTGCACAAAATGCAGGTCAAATAGGCAACCTTCAAAACCTTGCTCAACTTAAGTTTATCTCAGCCGCGGCTGGAGCCTCAGGTGCTGCGGGTGCTGGTAGCGCTGCTATCACGGCTGAACAGCAAGAAGCCGCACGTCGTGCTGCAGAACAAGAATCAGAGATTAATCTAAAAGAACAAATGCGAGTACGTGATCTAGAACGTGCAAAGTCTGACCCGAAGAACTACCAACGCATCCTCAATGATGCCGGTGGATATACCTTTGTTGATGGCGAAGGAAAGCCTATTAGTGTAAACGACTATGCTCGTGCTACTAATACTACTATTGCCAATGCCCTCAAGGGTTCTGCTGATCCTAGTGATATTGACTTCACTAATGATTATGAAGATACTATGAAACTCGGATCTATTATGGCTACCGGGAACAAGAAAGAACTAGATAAGTTCTACGAAGATCGCCCAGGTCTTAAGCAGTTTATGGCAGATAACGATATTAAAACGTTCTCATCTTATGTACAACGTTTCCGTTCTGCTTACCCTGACAGATTTAGTCAGGCTCAAGCTAATGCCACTGCTAGCCGAACAGTTGCCCCAAACCTCAGCATAAGGGGTTAATATGCCTTTTTACAACAGAGAAGACGAACGAGCCAAGACGGCTACAACTCAGAAAGATCTCCAACACTCAAGCTGGTGGGGACAAGCTACCGATGTTAATAGCCCATACAGTATCCCTGGCGCAGCCAAGGGTGTTGCTAATGCTATTATCGAACCTTACAAAAGGATTACTGAAGCCAACGCCCGAGCACTTGATAGTGTTACTTTTAATTCTCAGGAAAAAGCAGATGATGCTTTGCGTAAGTCTATATCAGCTTCTAAAAAGCTTCGCGATACTCTAACTTCAAAAACAGACAACAGTGTTGGTGTAAAAGCTCCTGGAGCTAGCTCTCTATCTGAGTCAGAAAAGATGATGCTTGATAATCTCAATAAAGAGATTGAAAGAATGGAAGCTAAGCAAAAAGGTGACACTGAACAAATCCTAGATGTTACCGATCCTACTAAGTACGCCGGTGCTGCCGGTGAAGTAGCTATTGATGCACTCACAGCCGGAGCGGGTAGCTCCGTGATTAAGGGCGCTAAGGGCGTTGAAGCCGCCGCCGAAGGTGGACTTAACATTGCAAAGACATCGCGTATTAAAAGCGCTGTCGATACAGCTAAAGATGCAGTTCTTAACCCTACTACTGGAAAACAAGGGCTTGCTTCTGGTGCCATTCTTGGTACTGGCTACGGTGGTTTTGGTGCTGTTGAAGAAAACGGTGCAGATACTACTGCGGCAGATGTTATTGGCGGTGCTGCTGGTGGAGCTGCTATCGGAGGTGCCCTTGGTGGTATTCTCGGTCGTCTATCTAGCACACTCGCAAAGACTCGTGGTCGGGACAAAAGCCCACTTGATGACATTAAGGTATCAGAACTACCATTCTTCCAGGCAGTACAACGACTCGAACCTAGCCAACAAGCCAAGATTCAAAAAGCAATTGAAACCAATCCAGATCTCTCTATGCGTTTACTTGAAATGGACCAAGATACTGCTACTAAATTCGCAGATACTCTTATTGAAGGCCCTAAAATCACAAAGGGTGGGAAAACAGAAAAAGCACCTGAAGTTCCTGAAGCGGCTACTAATCCGTTTACACGTGTAGAACCACAAAATGTTGAACCTAACACCATAACTCCTGCTCAGAAACCAGTTAATGATCTTGAAGCTGCTGCACTTTCTGATAATCCAGCAGAATACCTCAAATCTAAGCAAGCTGCTGAAACAGTAGGAACTGCTGATCGATTTATTGCTGCTGATGTAGATCCACTTACACTACCTACTTATGATGGTGAGGCGGATGTTACTAAGCTATCACAATTAGCAGATAACTCACTAGAGAAAACATCTGCCGGTGTAAAGAATGGTGCAGTTGAACGTGCCAAACAGGAAATTGAAAACGGTACAGCTCAACCTATTCGCATACGTCAGACTCCAGAAGGATCTGTCGTTATTGAAGATGGCCGCCACCGATTACAGGCTGCTCGTGAGTTAGGAATGACATCATTCCCTATTGAAGATGTATCTAAATCATACGGTGGAATGCCAGTAAAGACAATGGCCGCAGAGGTTACCCCTCAAGCTGATATCGGTGAGATAACTATGGATATAAGTCCAGCTGATCGTGCTGCTGAGATTCTAGGAAAGAAACAAACACCTCGTAAAGCTAAAGATACAGAACTTGCCACTATTGGAGATGTTGATCCACAACTTGCTGCTGATCTTAACCTAAACAAGATTGATCCAGAAGTTGCAAAGGCAGTAACTTACCTTACACAAGGTAAAGTTTCTAACGGAGCTAGTGAAAATCTTACGAAATCTATTGGTCGTTACTTAAGCGACTCTATTGGCTATGCCACTCGTACACTAGGTGAAGCCGGTGCAAAGACAGCAGAATCACTTGTTCGTGGATCTAAGATCAAAGCTGATATGAAGACTGACCTCCGTGTACCTATGCGAGAGATCGTCAAACTATCTAAGGGAGTTGCTGGTAAAACAGAGACAGGACGCATCAAGATTGGTGCCGACATCGTTAAAGCCCTTGAAGATCGAGACAATGTTGCTAAATATATTACCGACCCGGAGACACGTCAAATCTATGACCGTGTTGTTACAGTATTTGATAACATAAAACAAAAGATGATCGATGCCGGTATGCCGGTTCGTGATAACTACTCTCCTTGGAATATGCTTAAAGATTATTCCGAATCACCTAGCTACCTTGCTGGTGGACTTGTAGATAAAAAGACTCGTGTTGTATCTGGTAACGCAATGGAGCGTAAACTTGATGAGAAACCAGAACTTACAAACAACAATATCCTCGAAGTTCTTCCTCGATATGTCGATGGAATGATCAATCACATCGCCTTCACACCAGTACTAGATGAATTCGCCGACTCGCTTGATAAGGTTCCAGCTTACATTCGTGCTAATACCGGTCAATTCAATGATGGTATTCAGTACTTAAACACTATGCTTGCTAACGGGATCTCTCAAGGTTCTAGTTCTACGGCTGATAAGTGGATTAAGGGACTACAAAATAATGTTTACAGCGCCTTCCTATGGAATAACCCAAAGAACGCTGCATTTGCATTATCACAGAAGCTACTTGCTCGTGGTGATATCACAGGTGATGGGCGTAAACTTGCCAAAGCCTTTGACAAAGATGATTTAAAACTAGTAGACAGTAAGGCTTGGTTTGGTGATCAAACTGTATCAGGTGATATTAATGGTGGCGAAACAGCTGCGACCCAAGCCGGTGAAGCACTACGTGGAACTAAGGTTGGTGAAGCTGCTCGTAAGTACGACATTAACCGTTGGGGTGAACAGAAGTCAATCGAAGCTCCTTTCCGACAGGCATTTGCACAAGGACTTTCTCAAACAAAAGCCTATACCGAAGCTATTGCTGCTGGCAGATCTCAACAAGAAGCTATTAAAACTGCGCTCAAAGATCCCGAAGCGCTTGCATTCGCAGAACGATCGGGTAATATCCAGGTAAATAATACAGCATTTGGCGCTAACTCACTGGCTCGACCAGAGTTCCTTCGTGATAGTTCAGCCCTTAAGCGTGCAATCACAATGTTCATGCGATTCCCATTGGGTATTAGCAACTTCATTCGTGATACAATTCAGATCAAAGATGCCCGTGCACTCGACGTTATCCAACGTGGAGATCCTCGAGCAACTAGTATCGCCAATATGCGCGGTGAATACAAGGCTTATCTAAAGGGCCTAAAGGATGTAGAGAAAGCCGTTAAATCTGGTAAAGCTCCATCTGACGCACCTTCAGCTGAGGTTATACGAGATCATATCAAGCTTGTAGAAGATAACGTTAAAACTATTGATACTACTATTAAAGGATTGTCAAGTCTTCGTGGACCTAAAAGGGTCGCTGCACTAGGTGCTATGTGGGCTGCTACGGCCGCTATCCAATTCGCATGGGATGGACTTGCAAGTTCAATCAACCCAGAAGCAGATGCTCCTACAGTTGCTGGATCTATATCTAAGACAGACCCTACTGGCTCAAGCCTCATCAACCCTTGGAATGAAAACTCTAAGGTGCGTAGTGGCTTAAATACTCCGCTTAACCCTATTAATAAGTACGGTGGCGTGAGTAGTCGAACAGTATTGAACGCAATTCCTGTTGCTGGTACAGTTAATACAATTAGCCGTACAGTTACCGGGGGTAATGGTATCTCTGATTTCATTGATGACAAACTTAGAGGCAAGTAGACGCTTGCTGGAGACCTTGTTTTCTGTCACACTTTAGACATAAAATAAGGAGTTTTTATAATGTCAAAAATGCACATAGGCTGGTTTGTCCATAACAGCACAACAACTAACATGATCCTATCAGTCCCTGGCTTCACAACCATAGACGGTTTTGAAATCACAATGAGTGCACCATCAGCAACACCATCAGAAAATGGCGCAATGCACGTATCAACAGCTACAACAGCCGGCACTACATCGTTTGCACACTCGATTCTACTAGATCTAAATAACGGTACCCCGATCACTAGACTTTCAGAAACGTATTGTGCCCAACACTACGATGTGGATACCTCGACCAACCTTACTCGACGCGTTGTTTCTGGCGTATTAGTCGGATATGGCACAGACGGTAGCGGTAATGCGACCATTGAGATAGACTATGATAGAGTAACAAGTGCCTACAAACAATATATCAAGGTTTGGGGCAGCTAAACCCCTAGAGGAAACTAATGAGCGAACGAAAACAAACAGAACAGGGGCCAGGTGGGCCAGAAGCTTACGCGCCTAATTGGCGTGTTGATGGGATTAAAGAAAGTATCGATGATCTAAAGTCTTCTATGAGAGAAGATAATTCAGAGACAAAGAAACTTATCAATGACTTCATTAAAGAATCTCGTGATAAGTTTGTCACAAAAGAAGATCTAGCTGCTAGTAACCGTCTCATTGAAGAGAAGTACGGCCCTACTAAAAAAGCAGTATGGGGGATCGGCGCAACAGTTGTAGGTATCCTAGTAAGCTATGCCTTCCAATTATTTATTAATTTGCAGGGAGCTGGATAGAAATGAGTATTAACTGGAAGAAAATAGGTGTCGCATCGGTAGTGATTATTATAGTCTCTATCTTTATATCTAACCTCTACGTTGTATATTCTGCTAATCAAAACGATAGCGGATATGTAACCGTAGGGGTTCCTGCGTCTCCCGGAATCAACGGTGATGATGGTAAGAACGGTGCTAACGGTAGAGACGGTGCTAACGGATCTAGTGGCCAAAATGGTTCAAATGGATCTAACGGGCAGAATGGTTCTAATGGAGCCGATGGTACTAATGGGGTCAATGGTAAAGATGGACAAGACGGAGCCGTTGGTGCTACCGGCCCAGCAGGGCCATCACCCGAGATGAGATGTGAAAACGGCGTGATATCTTGGAAGACTTCTTCCGAAGTTTACTGGCACCCTCTAGGAAGAGTATTGGCATGTTCTATGCCGATGTCAGTAGGAGAATAAAATGTTAGATTATATAAAAGAGAATTTATTAGTTCCGTTTATTGTAGGCTTAGGTGCCCTAGTAACGCTAGCATCTTTTGTAGCCCTAGTTTTAACAATATCTCCTATTCAGGTTCTTAGTCCGTGGTCACTCACTACGGATAAGATCGAGTACTCCCTGGGCGAAACAGTTAATATCAATTCAGTAGGACACAAGAAATTTGCATTAGCTGGTGAATCAACTCGCACTCTTACCTGTACAACAGAACAGCGCACCTCTACCTATGATATTAATACAAGCTTTAACCCGCTAGTAGGCGAAGGTGAATTTAATCTGAACATACCGGTAGTGCTACCGACGGCCCTAGAGGGAACACCTAGAACTTGTCGAATAGATATAGATGTGAAGTACCCTTGGTACGGGTTTGAAGCAAACGGAAGAACTAACGATTTTATAATCAAAGAATAGGAACAAATTATGGGACGATGGATACAACTAAGAGACGCAGACATGTCAGTCGGTTATACCGGCGGATGGTGCTTGGCGTACGTACAAAATGCATTTCACACAGATCACCCTTTTCCAACAGCGTTAGCTGCATGGAACGCTAATGTAGGTGGTGGAAACCACCCAGGTGAAGTCCCCCCCCTGGGAATCACAGTACCCGTTTACTTCTCGTTAGTAGGAGAACCAGCTGGTCACGTAGCGGCCCGTCTTGATGATGGCTATGTTGCCTCATCTAGCGACCCTGGATATCATGCTCGACCATATTTACACCCAAATCTCGATCATCTAATGCGTTACTATGGCGGATACCGTCCTAGTTTCCTTGGTTGGTCTGAGTGGGTGGGATACGTTAAAGTAGTCGGTTGGGAAGATTACCACAACGAAGAATTTGGGAACGATATTCTCTTTGAGCGTATCACCGAAGAAGACCCTACTCTACCATTAGGTGAAACTCGTATCAAGCAAGTTGGAGTTAATGGACGTAACAGTTGGACTGATCAAGTGCGTACTGTAGACGGTACTGAACAGAGTAGGACTCGTATTGCTGAATCCAACACCTCTCAGATTCCAGAAATTACGGTTATTGGTACCTATGTGGAACCTGAACCAACTCCTGATCCAGAACCAGAAATTCCAACACCCGACCCTGTTGATCCTGGAGAGAATGCAGATCCAATTGGAGTGCCTCCAGTAAAAAACGAAAACAACCTGGTAGCTAATATTATTAGACTACTCAAGGCATTGTTCGCGCGATTAATGACTTACATTAACGAACAAAACAGTATCAGACACTAGAAAACCCCAATAGATATAAGTATAATTAGTAATAAGAATAGTTAAAAGGTAAAACAGATATGGCAACATCAGAAGACATCGGAGAAGTAAAGGTAGTAGAGTTTAAAGACACACGTCTTGGACGCACTATTCGTACGTTCAACCAGGTATTCATTTTAATGGCACCTGTTTTTCTTGCTATCGTTGGACTCCCAGAAGTTCGTGAGTTTGTTATCAACAACGTAACCTGGTTGGTTCCCCTTTTGCCACCAGCAGTAGCTATCGTAACCTTCCTGTATAATTACATCCAGGATAAGATCAAGGCTGCAACTAAATAACTTAAACGAAAGGGAATGTATGTTTGTAGCAATCGCTTCAATCGCACTTTTCTCAGCTATAGCAGTACTATTACTTGCAAAGCTAATCCCTATTGTCGCCGGTCTTGTACTAGCAGCAGTAGTCGTAGGATTCATTGCAGCAGTCGTATTGGTTATCGCGGGTATCGTTGCATTAGTCAATAGAGGCTAAAACAAAAAGACTATCAATTACGATAGTCTTTTTTATACCCCTTTGTTCTAAGAGCTGATATCATCTCGGGGCAGTCCGATATCTTTACCTCCTAGTTAAGTGCTTATCTAGCATAACAGGAGGTTTTTAATTTGTCAAGCCTTTTATATGCTTTTAGTTACGTAGTCTGGCATTAAATTCCGATCACTTCTGTTAGTCGTGGGCGATCAAAGCCTAGTACTATAGTCACTTCATCCCCATCTGTAACCATTGTCACCGGAACCATTGATAGATCTAGGGTAACTTGCATGAACATACGCGCTGACTCATCTTCATCTAGGTTGATGTAAGTATAAGGTACGTTTTTGCTATCTAGCCATTGCTTCTCTGTTTTACAGAAGGCACAGTTTGTGGTTCCGTAGATGGTTACTTTCATACACCTACGGTCACTGTATCGTTGTAAACCATTATACTCCACCTTTATATTCTTTGGTCATTACCATCCTCCTACTTCTTAATCATTAATACTCATTATTGACAACTCTCACATTGTAAATCATCCATAGGATCGATAGGCACTGCATACATTTCCATTGCTTGTCCACCAATTAGCTTGGCTGCTAATTCTTGATTCACTTCTGGGTTAGCTTGTACCACTTCTTGTAAATTAAGACGTTCCATTATTGGCAACTTTCGCAGGCAAATGCATTAGCTGGATCTGGTGGTAGGTATATTGTTCCAGCATTCACAGCATAGTCACGGGCCTCAGCCTCACGATCAACCATAGCTTGATCAATGAGGGCGAGTTTTTGTTCTAATGATAAAGACTCATCGTTTAGTTGTTTACCCAGCATAGGTGCTGTCATTATTGCTTCGCTCATTAGAATCTCCGTTTAGTTAGTCTTATATATTAACATAGACAGATTTGTGTTGTCCAGCTTCTTTATCAGCAAGCCTAGTCCGTTGCCATTTTCCACAGTCCTGACAGTGGAATCGTTTATAGACTGCACTATTAGACACTGCATATCCTCTACTCTGTAGGTGATCTCCGCCACATTGTACACAAGTGTTTGGCTTCTGAGAGATGACTGCGAGGTTAGGATGGTTACGAATGTAAGGTCGAAGTTTAAGGTAGAGTTTCTCTAGTAGATCAACATCCTTCTTATTGTACTTCTCCATAAGCTTCAATGTTTTATGGCTAGGGTTATCAGACATGAAGTCAGTCTCGATGTCAGCATAGGTGATCTTTTCTTTTTCGCCTATTCCTAGGAAGGCGGATAGATCATTTAATGAGTTACCGGGGAACTTAAATTCTGAACGTGCGACTAGTAACGTATCAATAGTGCGGTATGGAGACGGGGGTGTCAGCCCTGCTTCGATAAAGAAACGCATTGCCATCTTGTTGTCAAATCGTTTAGCGTTATGTGCTATTACGATATCGGCTTCGTCAATCAGTTCCCATAGTGAGAATACGAACGCTTCATAAGTCTTAAAGTCATGACGGCTGAGATAACTTACTTTCTTATCTCCTAGCCATTTGTAGGCAAAGCTCATAAGCTGCTGCTCTTTAATGGTTTTGACAAGCTTAAATTCCCAGCGATTACCATATCCTTCTACCACTTGTCGCGACACCTCAATGTCGTATAATAATATCTTTGGTTCTCTGTTCATAATGTCCATTCTTTAATTAAGGTGGAGGTGCCCTCGCAGGAACACCTCCGAATAGGGGTAGCCATGCGCAGTTCTTACAAACTGCGAAGCATCTCCGGGCCACTTACTGCAATGGATTAGTGGATTCCATTTACGGAGACGCATCGCAACCCGTAAGGGTTGCTTTTGTCTAATGTCGTCCTAGTATTTCGTAGGCGTACATTATTCGTTGAGACTGCATACATTGTCCACAACGCTCAAACTTATTTTGGAATGCGATCGTTGCTGAATCAACGCTGTCGTACGCTAGTACGGCTGCCTTTGCTCCAGACTCGCTTCCGTTTAATTCCTCCATCAGGTAACTTAGCTGAACATTAATGTCCAAGTAGTTACCTTTATTGATGAGGTTTGCCCTACGACCACTTGTCCACTGGACAATGCCGAGTCCACCTGGGACATCGGATGTATTAAAGCCGTGCTCTTGTTGGAGATTACCCATTATACCAGCTGTCTGGTTACGAGTAAACCCTTGAGAGATCAGAAAGTTCCAAGCGATTGCTTCGTTTTCTGATGGGGTTGTGTTTGATTGTGTAGGTATTATTTGCTGTTCTACTACGGGAGCCGGTTTGGGAGGTACTTCTTTCGGAGTTTCCTGTATCGGTTCCACTTTCTTTTCTTCTTGAACTGCGACAGTAGCCGGTGGCTCACTGGCGACAGGTGTTGGTTCTGCTGCTATCGGGATAGTGATCAGGGAAACCCCCAATGCCACCACGATTATTAGTAGTTGAATCACCTATTCAGTGTAGCACACCAGGCTTTAAATGTCAAGTCTTATTGTTCAGAAGTTGCTGCTTTTACTGCAAACATCTGGGCCGTGAGAATATTGTCAATTGCCACACTGACAAGGTGATGGTCAAAGTCGAAATAATCATCTAGTACATTGATAAAGTGAGCGGCTGCATTTTCGATACTATCTACATCTTCTCGTCCAGATGGGTTATGAGTGCCAATGATTTCTTCACCGATGGTTAAAGCGTCATCATCAAACATATCTTCTGCTTCGTCTACTTCATCTCGGAAGCTCTCTAAGATTTGCATAGTAACATCGGTTACATTGCCTTCTGCGGTAATACGGTGTGGCCAGTTTTTAATTAGGTATTCTGCCAATGTATCAATCTGATTCTTTTCGTCAGATCCTAATGTAGCTTCTTTTGCTTTACTCTCTGTCGCTGTGCGAGTTTCTGGTCGGTTTGCTTCTAAACACATAACTATACTTCTTTCTTCTTAACATTGATTTTTTCTGCTGGTGAACTATTAATCTGCGTCACAATCGATTGTTTCTTCGGCTTGTCCGCAAATACATTCACAGGTACGTCATATCCACCGATAATGGAAGCTTGCTCGATTGGAGATAGCTGTTTAGCTAACATCTCAAAGCGATCATATGCAAGTCCTACTCTTTGTTGGGCTCTCATGAGCTTATCAAACATTATCAGGTGCTTTGACTTAGGGATAGCCCCTGTCTTACCGGCCATAAACTGGATTTTCTTTACACCTTTTCTAGTACTGTAAAGCTTCTTTGGAAGGTTCTGCCCGAATATATCAGACATAGCCCTCGCATTTTGTTGTGATATCAGGTATTCCATGTATGCGATCTTGACGACCTCAATACGGGTGTATCCTGATTGTCCCACAGCCTCTTCTAACAGACTCTTCTTTTTAGGTTCTGTCGCCGGTGCTTTTGTTGTTGGCATTGTTAAATAACTCCGTTCCCATCTAGTACATCATTAATCATTCTGACCATTTGTTCTCGGTCTGATATCTGATATAACATCTTTGCTTTATACTCTTTAAGTTGCGCATCGTTCATTCCATCTAGCACTTCCATGAGTGTGATTAGCTCTGGATCAACGATGGCTATTTCTCCTGTTTCAGCTTTGCTTTTTCTCGGTGTCTCCATCGTCATTATCTTGTTCCTTTTTTAGTTCCTCTAATTCGTGAAGATAGGTTACTGGAACGCAGATGGTTTCAATTGCTTTGTCTTCTCGTTCACTCATCTTAGAACTAATCGGCTAACGCCACAACCAACACAATGATAAGGATGAAAATCAGCAGTGCTAGAGCGAACCCGATCCACAACGGAGAGAGTACCCATAGCCACGACCATGTGATCACACCTGTTAGTTTTAATACTACAAATACGATGGTGAGCAAGCCGGCAAATCCGATGCCACCGCCCTCTATTGAACTATTACTTACTGTCTGATTACTCATATTAAAACCTTCCGTCTGCTACTTGCAGAACTGTTAATCCTAGATCGCGCCACATATCTACTACTTGTTGGCGATCATCGGTTACTTTTTCTACGTTAAACTTCCCGTAGATATGATCCATGAACATTTCTTTTTTAAGTACACTATCTTTGCGAACATCATCCTGTTTACGCATAATGAGTAAGTCGGGTTTAATGTTTACCTTTTCGAGCCAGGCGATAGTTTCTTTTCCGTACTTGTCACTGCGCCCGGAAGTGATAATAACTTTACCGCCGTCTTCTTGATACCTATGCAAATCATCGATAACCGGGAGGTTCGGCAAGTCGTATTCAGCTTCAGAAGCGTCATATGGATCACGGCCATCCAATAGCGCCAATG